CAACAACCGAAAAAAAAGAAGGGGACAGTCAAAAAGAAGAAGACAACAAAGAAGAACAAAAAGAAATACTAAATGATAGAGATAACGAGAACACTGAAGATAAATAATTACGTTCCTAAGAACTATCCTGTATACAAAAAAGAAGAGTTTACAGGAAAAAGCAAACATTGGAAAGAATGTCAAGCGGGGGAATTTGGTTTAAGTGACGATAATTACGTTGCTGAGTGTATTGCTAGGAATAATTACAAGTCTGGTACTGAAATTGTGTTTCCTTTTGGAAAGCAATGGATTACAAAAAGTTCTACATTATCATTTATGGACCATTATGAGAAAAAGTCCTATTCTAGCAGTTCTACAAAGTCTTATATGGAACAAGAGCTAGATAAAAAGAGAGTAAAGAATGTGTTAGATGCCTATATGGTGTACAGATTGGCTGGTAAAACGCCAGATTTTGACCAATTAGGGAGAATGTATAGGCCTGACCAAAAAAACCCCGCTATGACCGTAAAAAGATTATTTAAAACAAAAGGAATGAAACGCATGGTAGAAGAAAAAATGCAGGAAATACTGGAAGATCGTGGAATTGACGAAGGATTTGTCTTAGATACGATTAAAGACGCCATAGAAGTAGCCAAGGTAAAAGAAGATAGCGGCAATATGATACGTGCTGCTAAAGAGTTGGGAGATTTTCTAGATATGAAACCGAAAACAAAAACTCAAACAGATACCGTTGAACTAGATATGACGCATCAAATAGGTAAACAATACGAAACAGCTAAGAAAAAACTCAAAGCTACAAAAACTACACCCTTAGAAGATGGAAAAGAAAGTAAAAATATCAGCTAAGGATAAGCACGAGTTAAGCATTTTTCTATTATTGCTAAAAGATGTTGCTACAGACATGAAGATTAAGGTAACCCTGATAAGAAATGAGCGATAAAAGAGAAATCTTAGCAGATATGGAACAGGATATGCTACTGTTTGGTCAAATGGTAATGCCAAACATGTTTAGTGAAGCATCTCCTAAGTTTCATTACGATATTACTAAAGAATTGCTCAAAAAGGATAAATCTCACAAGCAAATCAACATTATAGCACCTAGAGGACATGCTAAATCTTCTATTTGTGCTGGCGTATACCCTTTATATCATTTAATGTTTACTCCTGGAGTTAAAGTTATTGTATTAGTATCGAGAACGCAGCAACACGCTGTAAAATTAATGGGAACAATTAAAGATGTTTTAGATTATTCTAAAGAGTTTAGACATTTCTTTGGATATTGGGGACAACACTCAGCTAGAAAGTGGACTAATACCGAAATTGAATTAAAAGATGGTTCTGTTATTATTTGTAAAGGTACAGGACAGCAGATTAGAGGTATTAAACACGGAAATCAGCGACCGACTTTGCTAATACTAGATGACCCTGAAGATGAAAACAATACCAAAACAGCAGAAGCAATGGAATTTAATTTACGTTGGTTGTTGCAATCGGGAGTTCCATCGTTAGACCCCATCAAAGGTGCTATATGTGTTATTGGTACTCCTCAGCACCAAAGGTGCTTAATTGAAACCTTGAAAGATATGAAAGGTTGGAAAACATTAGAGTTTAGACCAGAACTAGAAAAAGATTATGCTTTATGGCCTGAAGTATGGCCTGTGCATCGGTTAAGGGAAAAAAAGGAAGAATTAGAAAGTATTAACAGGCTTTCTGTGTTTTATAGAGAGTATCTATGTCAAATTGTAGGTGATGAAGAAAATTTATTCAAACCTGAAGATTTTAGATACTACGAAGGAGAGATTGAAACTGACGCAGCAGGATTGTCAACTCTCGTTCTGACGAACCTAAATGGTGAGGAAGTAATCGAGAGGAGACCTGTAAATGTATTTACTGGTGTCGATCCTGCGTCATCTACACAGAAAACAGCAGATTATTCAGTAATATTTAATATTGCAGTAGACGAAGACAATAACAGGTTTTGTATGCCTTATTACAGAAAAAGAGCAAATCCGTTGCATTTGGCTGATGCTATTATAGCTAACTTTAAAATGTTTAAAAGCACAAAAACTAGGATTGAGTCTGTAGGATACCAGGATATGTTAAGACAGTATATACGTGAAAAGACTCAAGACATGGGAATATTTGTGCCTGGATTAGAAGTAAAAGAAAATCCTCGTACTTCTAAATCTTATAGATTAGAAAGTTTGCAACCATTGTTTGCTAATCATAAGGTATATATGAAGAAATCTATGATAGAGCTAGAAAACGAATTAATGTTGTATCCTAGAGGAAAAAACGATGATTTATTAGATGGATTGTTTTATGCAAATAAAAACGCATATAAACCAACTCATACCTTAGAAGAGCAGCAACAAGAAGAAAATAGAGGATTTTACAGGAAAAAGAAGTCAGACTGGAGATTATTATAGTTTTATAGACGATTTGTCTTGACTTTGTCGAATAATGTTTTTTAATATACGAGTTATAAATGAAAAAAAATATTGAACTAAAAAAATACTCTCTCGACCTAGAAAAAGAGTTAGATAATATAATGAACATTGAAAAAAAAGATTATATAACGATAGAGAAGGACAATGGCAGAGAGCATAAAAAAAACAAAACAAAGCTACAGGACTCAAGGTTCTGAAGATTTAAAAAATATCTTTGATTATAAATTCGGTAGTGCAAAAATAGGAGCAGATGCACCAGACTCCGTTCAAGAAACTAGAGAACTATGGACTCACTACAATCAATCCCGTGAAGAATGGGCACAAAAATTTAAAGAAGCTGAAGAATTTAGAGCTGGCGCTCAGTGGACTAAAGAACAACAAGAAATTCTAGAATCTCGTGGTCAAGCACCAATTGTTGTTAATAGAATACATCCTATCGTAGAAACAGCAAAAGCATTACTTAGTTACAGAACTCCACAATTTAGAGCAACTGCACGTGAAGATTCTGATAAAAAAGTTGCAAAAGTATTTTCTGACCTATTTCAATGGATATGGGACCAATCAAATGGAAACAATGAATTAAAAAGAGTTATAGACGATTACTATGTAGGCGGCATGGGAGTCTTCAATGTGTATCAAGACCCTGATGCTGATATGGGCAAGGGAGAAGTCTTGATTAAATCCATACATCCATTAGATGTTTATGTAGACCCTAATTCTCGAGACCCTTATTTTAGGGATGCTGCCAATATTATTGTTGCAAGCTATATGACTGAAGAGCATGCAGAACAAGTATATCCTGAATTTATAAACATAATCAAAAATGCATCTGACGATCCTGAAGCTAATCAAGATTATCCTACTACTAAATTCGCAAAAATGGAAGACCAAACCTTTATAGGTGATTACGAAGATAGAGCACATGAGAAAAAACGTTTTCTAGAAAGATATACTAAAGAATTACATTCATATCATAATACATACGAACCTTTTTCTAACAGAGAATATGTATTTAATGACAAACAACAAGAAATTTATTTAAGAGAGCAATACGTAAGAATTAGAAAAATTACTGGAGAAGAAACAATAGTGTTTCAGGAAGAAGCAGTAGGAGGATTAATTAAAGATATTATAGACAATGGTCCTATATTTCATTTTGCTTTGCCTCCTGGTGGAATGGGAGAAAATGGACAACCCGTAGAACAAGAACCGCAAAGAGTTCCAGGTCACGAAGAAACAAATCCCTATGCTTTAGCAGGTAGTACGTTTGTTTTAATACCAATAACAGTAGAAGAATTAATAGGAACTGGAGAAATAACTTCTAACAAAGTAGAAATTCCAAGAATCAAAATGGTTGTAAGCTGTGGACAAAGCTTACTTTATGAAAGAATATTACCAATAGAAGAATATCCTATTGTTCCATTATGTAATACACATTTAAGAACTCCTTATCCTGAGTCTGATGTCAGATTGTATAGACCATTACAAGAATACATTAATAAGATTAGAAGTTTAATTATTGCTCACGCTAGCACAAGTACTAACGTAAAATTGCTAATACCTCGTGGAAGTGTTGATAAAAGACAAATAGAAGAAGAGTGGGGTAGAGCAGGTACAGGTGTTATCGAGTTTGATGCAGAATTAGGTGCACCAATAGTAGCAGGGCCAGTTCCATTGCCAAACGAATTGTATAAAAACGAAGCAGATGCTAAATCAGATTTAGAATACGGCTTTGGTATCTATGAACTTATGCAAGGAGGCTCACAAAATGCTCCTTCAACTTATAGAGGAACAGTTATTGTAGATGAATTTGGACAACGAAGAATTAAATCTCGTAGAGATGATATTGAAAACGCATTAAATCAACTAGCTAAAGCAGCAGTTCCATTAATGCAACAATTATACACAGAAGAAAAAGTAATTAGAATTGTAAGTCCTTCTGGAGAACAAGAAGACCAACGTGTAAACTTTTATGCAGAAATGCCAGAAGGCGACATTAGAAAAATGAATGATGTAACAGTTGGTAAATATGATATACAAGTTGTATCTGGTTCTACATTGCCTACAAATAGAATGGCTGAATTAGATATGTATAAAGAATTATATCAAATGGGCTTAATTGACCAAGTAGAAGTATTGAAGAAATCAGAACTAATTGATGTAGAAGGAGTTCTAGAACGTTCTGGTCAAATGCAACAAATGGCACAAATGATAGAACAATTACAAGCAGAATTAAAAAATGTTAAAGGCGACTTGCAAACAGCTTCTAGAGAAGAAGTACATGCTAAGAAACGTCTTGAACTAGAAAAATTCGGCGGAACATTAGATAAAATATCTAATAGAGCCGATGCAGCAACCAGTCTTTATAAGGCAAGGTTGGAGGATCAACGCAAGAACCTGATAGACTCTTCAAATTCTAAAAAAGAAAATGAAGAGAGTTAGGGAGGAGATGATATGAGTAAAGAAACGGAATTAGTACAAGAGCAATCACAGGAGCAGACTGTAGCTTCGAATGACAATCCACAGGAAATTTTGGATGATGTGTTTAATATGAGTTCAGATAACCCTTTCACACAGGAATCTGTCTTAGATGAAGCACCTATCCAGGAAACAACCGAAGGTACTCTAGATACTAACAACCAGCAGAATGATGAAAGCCATAGGTATTGGCAGTCTCAACATGATAAAAAACAAGCAGAACTAGATGAACTCAAAAGTAAATATGCAGATATGGAGGAAATTATTCCTATAGCTAGACATATAAAGAGAAATCCAGAATTGCTGAATGTTGATAAGGAGACTAAAGCGGAAGAAAAGGCGCTTCCAGAATTAGTTAAACCTGATAAACCTGTCAGACCATCTGACTTTAGTCGTTCTGAGGCTATGGCAGACCCAGATAGTGCTAGTGCAAAATATTTAGATGCACAAGATGACTATGTGACGTCTATGAGTGAGTACATGCTTGAGAAAGAAACTCGTAGAGAGCAATTAATTCAAAAGCAACAGGAACAACAAGCTTTAATACAGCGTGACCAACAGACTTTGTCTGATTTAACCAGTAAACATGGTTATACTCCTGATTTAGCTAATGATTTTATGCAAACTATGAAAGACCCTCAAAGTTTGTCTCTTGACAACCTAGTTAAGCTACATAAGTTGAACATTGGTATGAGTACCACAGAAGGCACACCTCAACAGGTAAGTCCACAAGCTCAACAGAAGCAACAAGTGATGGAAGCAAGACAACCAAAAGCTCAAATTCCTAAGCCAATAGGAGTTACGCCAGGTCAAAGTATACAGTCGTCAACTAAAAGTACAGAAAATAACATGATGGATATTATGATAGGTAATCATAAAAAAGATAATCCATTTCAATAGTAAAGGTAAAAGGTAAATAAAATGGCGACACAGTATAGTGGACAGGGTAATGTTATGCAGGATTCTGGAGTCAGTTTAAATAACGATCGTAGGATATTTAACTTTGGCGAAAGAGTAGCAGAACTTGCACCCGAACAATCACCTTTCTTTACATACTTATCAAAAGTTGCGAAAAAACCAACTGATGACCCAGTTTTCAAGTTTCTTGAAAAAAGACATCAATGGCAACGCAGAAACTTCAATGTAAAAGCTAACGTATCAACTATGGCTCACAACCGTTCAGACAGTTGGAACATCATAGATGGTGACGGATTATACTTTGATTGTGGATTTGACAAGTACGGTAGAGAAACAACAGCAAAGCACACAGCACAATTTCTTGTGCAAGGTGCTAACCAAATGGTAGCAGTAGAAGCTGTTTACAATGATGGTGCTGACAAAAACGTAATTGCATATTACAAACTAGATGGAGCTTCTGGCTCTATCGCAGATGCAGGTAGTGGAGACGCTAAGTACACTGATATTAAAACAGCTACTTTCGTTAAAGCTATGTTTGTATCTAGCTCATCTGCAGCATTAGCTGGAGAAGTATCACCATCAGCTGCACAAACTCTTAAGTTTGTTGCAGGTGCTAAAGGTCAATTAATCGGTTCAAGCTGGGCGGAAGCAACACTTTCTCCAGATGGATGGAAAGATGACTTCTACAACAGAGAAGGATACTGTCAGATCTTTAAGACAGCAGTACCTCTATTCTCTGGTACAGCATTAGCTACACGTTACAGAGGCGATGCAAATGAGTACATGAGAGTGTATCAGGAAAAACTTATGGAACACAAGATGGACATTGAACACGCTTTACTTTTCGGAGTAGGTGCTTCTGATGAATCAGGAGCAGGTCCAGCTCGTAAAACATGGGGGATTGTTCCTTACACTGAAGTATATGGTAAAACTAAGGTATTTACAAATGCTTCAACTTATGACGATTTTCTTGACGCTATGGAAGATGTATTCTCTCCAGAGTCTGGAAACAGTGGTGATAAGCTAGTATTATGTTCTAGAAAAGTTCTTACTTGGTTAAATAAACTAGGTGGTAACTCTTTCTTAGGTAATACATTGGCATTAGGAAGTAGACCTGATGATTCAGAGTCAACTAATCCTTACATGCTAGATGTGCAAAACATCAAAGGTGCTTTTGGGCACATGGTAACTAAAGTTAACACTCTATATGGTAACTTGCACTTTGTTGCAGACCACCTATTTAGAGGTCCGTGGGAGCAATATGCTATCATGGTTGACTTAAAAAATGTTGCTTACAGACCATTAGCAGCTAACGGGTATTCAAGAGATACCTTCATTGAAACTAACGTTCAAGCAAATGATATGGATGGAAGAAAAGACATGATTATTACAGAAGCAGGTCTTGAAATTTCATTACCAGAAACTCATACTGTCTTGAAGTTCTATAACTTATAGGATAGTTAGATAACTTTAGGGGGGAAGTTAACGCTTCCCCCTTTAGAGAGGAAAAAATGGGAGCAACAAGTATAAGAAGTAGAATAACGGATTTATTAAAAGAGCTTACAGTAGATAGTACAGCTATAGGGCAATTTGCAACTGATTCAGCAAAAGAAATTATTAATATGTTGCCACAAAGTTTATTATGGACTGTATCCAAAGAAACAATAGATGAAAGTGGAAACGGAGCAGCCGTAACATCTGGAAGAATTATTTCTGTTACAAGAAATGGACATAGTGCAAGAGAAGGAAATCCTGCAGATAGCGAAAAATTTAAAAGTAGTGATTCTATGCATTTTGCAACTGACGAATCACCAGTTTTTTTCAGAAAAAATAAAAAAATTTATATAGTACCAGTACATGCAAGTCATTGTAAAGTTATGCATGTAGAATATCCAACAATTACATACGACCAAGATTTATCGTCATTTGTTGGAGCACCAGAAG